ATGTTGTCGATTGTTTGAATGACAAACTCGACAAACTTGAGACGCTCTTTGTTTGAGTCCAGCGATCTGAACTTGAAGTATCTGAGTCGATCATTGTTGACGTTTGTAGGTAGTCCAGCCATTTGCAAGATTCTCTTCTTGACGCGTTGTGCGTGATAGTCGCCTTGCTCTGTGTCAATGTAAACGACGCACTTGTCATTGACGTAGCCTCTGAGTGTTGATGCGACATCTTGACTTGATAACGCGGCAGAGGCAAGCGAACTGATGAAGTATGACTTGCGTGACTTTGCTTTTCCTTGAACGAGTGAGAAGTTTCCGAGAGTGCCGAAGATGTATGATTGTTGATTGATGACGATGTCGATACACTTCTCTGGCTGTTCAACAACGATTGTTGAATCGACTTCCATATCAAAGAGACGCTTGTGCATCTCATCAATCTCTTCTTCAGTGCTTTCTTCAATATCAAAGAAAGATTCGTCATCATGTACTTCATATTTTTTACCATAGCCAAGTTTTGCGATCTCAACAGATGCGTCATGAAAGTTTGAGTTGTGATTCAGTACAGCATAGCACTGAAACGAATCGTATGGTTGCTCTGCGATGAATTCAGTTGATGTCGTGAAAGGCCAGAACAGACCAGAGTCTTTGAAGATGACACCAGATGTCTTTGCATCAGTATCTCCCGGTCGTAACATATACACATACTTTGTCGATTCACCAACAACGCGCCAAGAGTTCTGAAGCAGAATGTCGAGTGCCGTGTGCGATTCTCTGAACTCACCCCAAGGAGTGTGTTCATCAGTCTGACGATCGCCTTGAATTTTTACTTCATCAACAACGATCGGAGTCACTTCATCCATCAATCTTGCAACTCTGAACAGAACATCACGCTCTTGCTCTGTGATGCGTGTGACGTTCGTGATCTTGCCTTCGATTTTGTAGCCTTGCGAAGGAAATGCAACGATTTGTCCGCCACGACCGCGTGTTTCGAAAGTGACTTCGCCTTTCTTGTTTCTTGCGAGTTTTTGATTGCCTTCAATTGCGTCGCATTTGAAGATCCAGTGAAAGCCGTTTGATCGTGTGCGTTGAACGATCATCTTCTTTCTCAACTCTGGTGCTTCTTCATCAAGTTGAGTGCAGAATCGTTCGTACTCATCAGAAGTGAAGTGCTTCGCATCGATGTCGAGACATTGAATGCCGTCGAAGCCCATGACGAGACCAATTGATTTTGTGTTGTTGAACAGACGTGATGCTTCTTCAAGTCCCATGGGCTCTTCAGCGTATTGTTGCCAGTTCTTTATTGTTGGACGTTTCTCACCATCAACAATAGGTATCGGCGAGAATCCACTCGCAATGTATTTCTTTGCAATTTCTTTTGTCGTCATTGTTGTTTGGTTTATCTGATCAAAGACCAGTTGTCGCAGTTGCGATCATAAAGTGATGGCTTCAACGTCACTGACTTCTTATCACGCAAGTCTTCGAACGTGAAGATGAACCATCTTCTGTTGTGTACATCATAGCATACGATGAAATCAACGTCTTTGTATTTGTTGAAGTCTTTATTGATTCGCGCGTGTCCGTTCGCTAACATTGTTCCGCTCTTTACTTGTATCGTAACAAATCGCGATTCGCGAAACGCGATCAGATCGATTGCTGACTGATTAACGAAGGGAAACGCAACATGCCAATCTCTTTTGATCAGTTCAGCCGCACAACGCAGTTCAGTCAATGCCCCGTATTTGTGCGAATCGTGAATCATATCTGTGAGATCTTCTCAAGATAGTCGTCGTATGATTTCGCGATGAAGTACACACCGCCAGATTCTTTGATTTCTTTCTCAACTTCTTTCTGATCTGCTGATTGTCTGTCTTTGCCTATCTTAACTTCGATGCCTATAAAGCGACCGTTGATGATTCCGATGATGTCTGGTACTCCTTTTCTTTGAACACCTTTGCGATACGTTTGTCTTCTTACGTCGTAGACTGCACCATTGTTGATACGATATGCACAACCTTCTCTGATGTGATGCATGTCATAGATGATTGTCTTTGTCAAATCATTCGCTGTTGTGTCTTTGAACTTCTTCTTCACTAAAGCATGAGGCGGAAAATCTGGGTGCTTCTCTGCTTTCAGTTCTGTTGCGAGTTGTGAAAGTTCTTTCAAGTTCTTAGGAATCCATTTCTTCATTCTGCTCATTTGTTAATTCGACAGCGCGTTCAATCATTCTGACGACGTGATCTTTGTCAAGTGCGTGAAAGTGTCTTTTTGCTAATCGCCAACAGCGCGACTCAAAGTCTTGATCTGATCTCTTCTTCATACTTGCACAATTTAGAATAAAATTTCATGTAATTAGCGAACACGTTTTCGAGTTCTTCTCTGATCTCTTCACGCGTCACTCTCACGATGTGCGTATTCAGATCTCTATTGCGTGGATCATACGAGCAAAAATCAAGAAACTGCAATGTCTCAATGACGATGAAGTAGTGAAAGATTTGATGCTTGTACTCGTTCGGAATCTTGTTCTGTCGAATGTACTCAATGTGCTTCTTCGATGAAGGACATTTGATCTCAACAGCACCAACAGCGATGTTGTCTCTGAAGATCAATGCGTCTGGTGATATTGCGAGCCAATCGTATTTATCGTGAACACAAAAACCAATTTCTTGTGCGCTGTTCTTCGTGCGTTCATTGTATGACTTCAATGCTTCTGGCTCAAACAATATGCCGTGCTCCATTGCTTTTGAAGTGAATGACTCTTCAACTGATTGCGTCATGCGTTCAGCGATCATCTCATCAACGAGTGTGAGATTGTTTGATTTGAAGACGTTCGATGCGCGTGAGCCAGTGATGACACCGAGTCGTGCTTTGAACCATTCTTCAGATCGTTGTTGTAGATTAAGTATTTTCATCTCTATTTCGTGTTAAATGTTATTTCATTATTGTCAAAACCATTTTCTCATTTCTCTTTCGTGTTAAAGGTTATATGTCTCTGCATACAAATTGATGAAATTTCCCATCTTTATATGCTTAAACGATCGTTAATGATGCAAACAAGCATCTCTTTGTTTGTTTATTAAAACATCGAAATCTGATTCTGAGCAACTTCTTTGTATGCATCAGCATTGAATGTGATCACGTCTGTTGAGTCGTTGCTTTTGAGACCGATGTATTTGAATGAGTACGATGCTCTCTCAATGATCTTTCTGCCAGAAGTGTCTTTCAAAGGCACTCTTTTATGACCAGCAGTTGTGACCCAGTTTTGATCTTTTTCAAGTGCGATACCAAGTGCTGGATTCATTGTTCTGATATACATTTGATGATCTTCTTTGTAATACAATGCGCTGATGTAGTTGACGATTTGTTTGCCGAGACCGAGACCTTGAAAATCTGGAAGAACTACAACTCGAGAGATGCGTCGTGTCTTCGCATCGCCAACACCCGGGAAAGGAAGTATCGCAAGAAAAGCGATCGGTTTATCGTTCCACAACAAGACATAACACTGAGCAGATGCATTCAGATCTTCGCTCAAATAGTGATGTTGTTTGAATAGATTCCAAGTTTCATATCTACATCGAAATATCTGAAGTTCGATCGTTGGTCTTTGCCTTCGCAGTGACGCTCTCTCGAGACGCCCTTTGAGTGGTGAGTATGTCCAGTCTGGTGAGAGCCAATCCATGATATCAAAGTGACACGATGCAAGAATGATTCTCTTGTTGTGTCGTCTGATGTATTTCTGCAATGCGTTGCTCATTGCTTTTGCAACATCACGATCAACAACTGACGTGAACTCATCAATCAAGATGACATCATTTTCAGACGCTCTACCGACTTTATATGCGAGAGATGCGCGATATTGTTCTCCATTCGACAAAAGTGCGTAAGGACGCAACCAAGTAGGTACAGAAGCAAGTCCCATTGCACTGAGCAAGAACGTTGCTTCTTCTGGTGATAACCAATCAAAGTTGCTGATCAAAGACTTCTCATCATCGAATGATGCTTGAGAGAGATCACCGAACTCTTTCAAGAGTGTTGTTTTGCCAGTGCCAGAACCTCCGTAGATGACACCGATGTTCCAGTCGAATGTTCTGCACTCATTGAAGTTGATCGGTATTCTCACAGATGTCTCTTCTTGATTTTGAATGTCGAATGCTTCATACACGTATGCAGTGTACTCGTCATTCACAATCTTGTTTTTTCTTTCAATGTATTTCATGATTCAATGATTTTGTTCAGTCTTTTTCAATGCCGTTGTTTCTCACATCTCTGTTCATTTGATCAACAAGAGAGCGAGGATACTTCTCTCTCGTTATCTGAAGTGCTTCACTCGCGTCGACATTACTATCTACGAGAGCGATGAAGAAGTTCCATTCTTCTGTGCCTTGCTTGATCATGATCAGTACAAATCTGGGAACTCTCTTCTGTGAAACTTCGTGAAGAGATAGTCTCCTTCAGTTTTCAGTTCACTCACGAGTGTCATGATCTCAGCGCGTTGTTCTGATCCTCTTCTGTATACGCGTGAGTCTTCTGTTCTTTGATAGTGCCAATCGTGTGAGTTCAGCAACTGATTCAATCTCTGTTTCTTCTCTGTTGTTGTCATTGTTCTTGATTTTAAAATTTCAGCCATCTTCTTCTTCTCTCGTATTTTCTGATCAGCAGTGAGTTGCTGATCAGAACTCTTGTCGTTGCATCTGTCCATTCAGATGCAGATGCTGAGATCATCATGTTGAGCGATTCCCAGCGCAGTTCATTGATGTACATGTTGACGTACGTTCTGTGCTTTCTTTTACGAAAATAATTGTTCAGTGCTTTCATCTATTGTGAAGAGTTTGCGATCAACTATGAACTGACAGATATAGTTGTCTGATTGTTGTTTTCTGACCCATGCTGTGACATCATTCTCATGAAGCATCAGCGAGATCTTGAATGCGTCATGCTGTTTCATTGAGTTTCGTTCTTAATTGAGTGAACGCAATCTTGAACTTTGCGAGATCTTTCGCTTTCTTCTCGAGCGACTTGTTGTCTTTCTCAAGTGCATTGAGCATCTCACGCAAGTCGTCAACGATGATCTTGTGACGCTCGAGTTCTTCACGAACGTTCATGATCGCATTGTACTGATCGAACTTCTTTTCTTTGATCAGATTGTTGACGAAATCATAAACAGCGCAATACAAATCGAAATGTTTCAAGCGAAGATCTGCATTCACATTGTACTTGTGTTCATGCTGTCGTGATGCGTAGATGATTGTCGAGTGATCCATGTCAAAGCATTCAGCGATCTGTGTTGTTGATCCCATTACGCGCATTGCAACGAAGACTGCTTGTCGAGCATCGACGATCTCTCTGCGTCTTGTGCGCAGAGAGATGTCAAGACCAAAGTTTTCTTGCACAGCGGCAATGATGACTTTTGATTCATACTTCATAATCAGAACGGTAAATCGTCGTCTTCAACATTGCTGTCGAACGCTTGAGATGCTGTCGATGTTGGTGTTGTTGATTTCTGAATCAACTCATCTGCTTCAACATCTGGAACATCTGCCCAGAATGCAGAGTCGTCAATTTGATCAGCATCGTTGAGTTCAAGAACGAGAACTTTGTTGACGTATGATGCGAGACCCTTCTTGCCAGCAAGTTCCCAAGTTTTCATCAAGATCTGACAGCGCAGTTTGCTACCATTGCCGATGAGATCGTTGAAGATCTGCTTGTTCAAATCATACACTTTCGGCGTATTCTTTGACTTCAAGCGAATTGTTGGCTCTTCATACTTCAGAGAACCATCTTGACG